CTGCTAAGCCTAAGAAGTTGGTTGTACCTCCTTCATTGATGTTCGTTGCTACCCGCTTGCTCGAAACCGAGTTGCGCGTTGGTACTAACGACAATGACATCAACGCATTGAAGAACAACGGTTCTATCCCTGAAGGCTACACTGTTAACCACTTCTTGACAGACACCAACGCTTGGTTCCTGTTGACTGACGTGCCTAACGGTTTGAAGCACTTCGTTCGTACTCCTATGAGCACCGGAATGGACGGTGATTTCGACACTGGCAACGTTCGCTACAAAGCACGTGAGCGTTACTCTTTCGGTGTGTCCGATCCCCTCGGCATCTTCGGAAGCCCCGGCGCATAAGGCTTACGCCTTATTGAGAGGGCCCTTCGGGGCCCTTTTTCTTTTTTCAAATAACTGTGGTATATTACCTGTAACTAAGTCACAGGAGCCAAAATGGATACCACAAACCTACCCAAGACCCGCGAAGAAGCCAAGAAAATCGGCAGTAAGTACTATTTCACTGGACAGCCTTGCAAGCACGGGCACATAGCTGCACGCAAAACCAAGGGGGCCTGCATTGAGTGTTTAAAAGTTGAGTGGACTAAGGGTAATGAAACTCGTGCGGAATACTTTCGTGAATACAACAAACGCGAAGATGTCAAAGACCGCAAGAACGAGTGGTATCAGGAAAATCGTGAGACGGTAATAAATAACGCAGCTACGCGGCCCGCACATGTATTACGCGAATATCGAAACGCGTGGAAAGCAAATCACAAAACGCAAGTATTGGCGGATAATAAAGTACGACGTCGTAAGCACCGCGAAGCCACACCCCCGTGGTTGACACGTAAGCAAAAATCGGAGATACGCCAGCTTTACCAGATAGCCATCACCATGACACAGACCACTGGGGAACAGTATGTGGTTGACCATATCGTGCCGTTGCGCTCTCATGAAGTTTGTGGTTTGCATGTGCCATGGAATTTGCGCGTTATCACACAAGAAGAAAACTTAAAAAAGTCCAACAAACTTGTTGCACACTCAGAAGCACCGTGATATAAACACAGTAATCCGGGCTTATCCGGTGCATTAGACAGTCCCGGCTGACGACATACAGACTGATGCACTTAACTTGTATGTAAGGAAACATCATGGGATTCGCAACACACCTTGGCCCTTGGCTGCTCGGCACTGTTAAAAACACTACTGGCACCACTGCTGGCACGATCCGCAACATGGGCGCAACTGTTGTTACACAGACTGGCCTGACTACTGTAGCCGACACCACCGCTGTTACAGAGTTTGTCTTGCCTGCTGGCGCACAAATCATAGAATTCTTTGTAGACATTACCACCGCTTACGCTGGTACGACTGGTAACACCATCACCATCCAAACCGCCGCTGGTAACTCTTTGGCTACTGTTGGTGGTGCTACAACTACACCTTTGGCTGTTGGCCGCGCAACTACGACTGTTACAGGCGCACAGATCGGCACATACTTGAACGTTGGTACATCTGACTTAGTCATCCAAGCAATCTACGCTTGCGCTGGTACAGCCAGTGGCGGCGCTGCTACGATTACATGCGTGTACGTCGTCAAAGGCTCTGATGGCGCTGCTAACCCCAGCCAAGTCTAATTAGTCTAGGGGGCTTCGGCCCCCGTTTACAAGGAGATTAATTATGATGCAGACAGACGTAAAGTCGCTACTTGTCGCTGCGGGGAATACCCCCGGGGCGCTTTCTGTTAGCGGGCGGTCACGCTTGAAAGCAATTACGATTGTTTATGGCGCTACGTTGGGTACAGTTGTTATTACCGACGGAACCGCTACAGGCAACACTTTGTTTTCATTTCCCGCCCCCGGCGCAGCAGGCACTATTCACATCTTAATGCCCGGCGAAGGTATCTTGGCTCAAACTGGTTTGTACGTTTTGACAGGTACAAACGCAACGGCTGTTGTTTATTATGGCTAAGAGCCCAGCATGGCAACGCAAAGAGGGCAAATCCGAGAAGGGTGGCTTGAACGCCAAGGGACGGGCCTCGTACAACGCGGCCAACCCCGGGAAACCCGGATTGAAACGTCCTCAACCCGAGGGCGGCTCACGGCGCGACTCTTTCTGCGCCCGCATGAAGGGGATGAAAGCGAAGCTGACCAGCGCAAAGACAGCCAACGACCCGGATTCACGGATCAATAAGTCTTTGAGAGCGTGGAACTGTAAGGATGGGGGCTATGTAACTGATGCTGATGGCTGCGCTACAAAAGGCAAGACAAAAGGGCGGATGGTATGACTCAGCACGACACAGCTAAAGCAGTTGCAGATGGCGCAGCAGTATTAACAACTGTTGGTGTTATGGCTACGTGGCTCCCGCCTTTGGCTTCGCTGTTCACGATCATTTACCTCGGTCTTCGCATCTGGGAGTCTGATACTGTTCGTGAAATAACCAATCGTAATAAGGCTGTAAATGCCGTCGACGAGTAAGAAACAACACAATTTCATGGCGGCTGTGGCTAATAGTCCAAAGTTTGCCAAGAAAGTAGGAGTCCCGCAGTCTGTGGGCAAAGATTTTACAACTGCGGACAAGGGCCGCAAATTTTCAAAAGGTGGTGATACTATGGCTTCCAAAATGAATGCTGGCTTCATGGCAATGATGGCTAAGAAAAAAGGCGCTCCCGCTAAGAAAATGGCTGGCGGCGGTATGGCAATGGGCAAAGTTAAAACAGCCGCCCCTAGCAAAGACGGTATTGCTGAAAAAGGCAAAACTAAAGGCAAGATGGTCAAGATGAACATGGGCGGCAAAGCCTGCTAAGGAGAACCTTATGAGTCCAGCAGAAAAAGCAGCGCGGGAAGAGATGGCCGAGCGCAAAATGAACAAAGCCACTGAGGAGGCTTACTCTAAATCTTTAACCAAGACAGAGTACGCGCCTGAAAAGAAAGACCCGCGCGACGCTGTTCGTGGACAAAAAGGTTACGCTGGCGGTGGTATGACTGCTTCTAAACGCGCCGATGGTTGCTGCATCAAAGGTAAGACACGCGGAAAGATGGTGTAATCATGATGGCCAGCCGTGGTATGGGAGACATCTCCCCCTCTAAAATGCCCAAGGGCGTCAAGAAAGCCCGGCGGGACGACACTGACTTTACCCAATACAAAGAGGGTGGGAAGGTGAATGCGGCTGGCAATTACACAAAGCCCAGTCTTCGCAAGAGGATTGTGTCTCAGGTAAAAGCCGCAGCTACACAAGGTACGGGCGCAGGTCAGTGGTCAGCACGTAAAGCTCAGCTTGTTGCCAAGAAGTACAAGGCGGCAGGCGGGGGTTACCGAGATTGAAAGCGCCTCAGAAATCATTGAAGGACTGGGGCGACCAAAAATGGAGAACCAAAAGTGGTAAAAAATCTTCTGACACTGGTGAGCGATACCTTCCTAGCGCTGCGATTAAGAGCCTCAGTCCTGCTGAGTACGCTGCGACAACGCGTGCGAAACGTGCTGGCAAAAAAGCCGGAAAACAATTCGTAGCGCAACCTAAAACGATTGCAAAGAAAACGGCAGGATTTAGATGACTACTTCTGGAACCACAGCGTTTAACCTTGACCTTAATGAGTTGGTTGAGGAAGCGTTTGAACGCGCTGGTTCGGAGTTGCGTACGGGCTACGATTTACGTACAGCCCGTCGTTCATTGAATTTGATGTTTGCTGATTGGGCAAACCGTGGCGTCAACATGTGGACGTTCGAGCAGGGGACAATTAACCTGACTCCGGGTCTAAACAACTACGCACTACCCGTAGATACAGTGGATTTACTTGAGCACGTCATTCGCACGGGCGCGGGAAACGTGTCCACGCAGGCTGACTTGACGATTACGCGTATTAGTGTTTCTACCTATGCCACGATCCCTAACAAACTACAACAAGCCCGCCCGATTCAGGTGTGGTATCAGCGTTTGGATGGCCAGACTTCTTCTATTGGCACCACGCTTAACGGCGGTATCACAGCCACGGCCACCACAATCACGTTGACTTCTACGGCTGGACTTCCAGCTACAGGGTTCTTGTTGATCGAAAACGAGACTATTCAGTACGGCTATATCTCTGGCAACGTGCTTAACAACTGCTTCCGTGGGCAAAATGGCACAACTGCCGCAGCACACTCAACGGGTGTGTCTGTATACACACAGAATTTACCCTCTATAACCGTTTGGCCAACCCCAGACAACAGCACAACGTATCAGTTTGTTTACTGGCGCATGCGCCGTATCGATGATGCTGGCGGTGGCGTACGCACGATGGATGTGCCTTTCCGCTTCCTGCCCTGTATGGTGGCAGGCTTAGCCTATTACTTGGCTCTTAAAATTGAAGGCGGCGCAGAGCGCCTACCGGTCTTGAAGCAACAGTACGATGAAGCTTGGCAGTTGGCGGCTGATGAAGATCGTGAGAAGGCTTCGGTTCGTTTTGTTCCGAGGCAAATGTTTATTGGTAGTGGCACGTAAATGGGCAATCGGTTTGCTTCTGGTAAGAACAGTATCGCCATGTGCGATAGGTGCGGCCAACAGTTCAAATTAACGGCACTGCGTAAAGAGATACAGAAGACAAAGATTTACAATCTGCTTGTGTGCGGTGCGTGTTGGGATCCAGATCAGCCGCAGTTGTTGTTAGGTATGTATCCAGTGGATGATCCACAAGCTGTGCGTAACCCGCGCAAGGACACAACGTACGTTACGGCAGGGGTTAGTGCTACTGGCAGTCTGACTGGCGGTTCACGAGATTTGCAGTGGGGCTGGAACCCAGTTGGTGGGGCCAGTAATTTTGATGCGGCGTTGACCCCAAACTACTTGGTGGCAACGACATTTGTTGGTACAGTTACGGTAACAGTTACATAGGAGTCTAATATGGACAAGAAAGATTTAGCCCAAGACAAGAAGATGATTAAATCTGCTGTCGGCAAGCACGAGAAAAACATGCACCCCGGCAAGCCAATGACTAAGCTCAAAAAGGGTGGCCCCACAACTGATGACCGCATGCGCTTGGGACGTAACTTGTCTCGCGCCGCAAATCAGGGGAAATAACATGGCCAAGACTAACAACCCACCTGCTTCTACAAACCCCGGTACTCCTCCAAACCGCAGCAAGCTTGACTCGCACGATGTGAGCGTTGGCAACGTCAGCAAATCCGCTGGTAACGAGCCCACTAAAACTTCAGGCATCAAGATGCGCGGTACAGGCGCAGCGACTAAAGGTGTTATGAGTAGGGGGCCGATGGCATGAACTACGCCGCACTCAGCGCTGCTATTCAGGCGTACACGGAGAACACGGAAGCAGATTTCGTGGCTAATATTCCTGTGTTCGTTACGCAGGCTGAGCAGCGTATTTATAACTCGGTTCAGTTCCCCTCGATTCGCAAGAACGTGACGGGTGTGACCACATTGAATAACAAGTACTTGCAGTGCCCGTTGGATTTCTTGGCGGTGTACTCGATGGCGGTCATTGATGCTGCTGGTTCGTACGAGTATTTGCTGAACAAAGACGTTAACTTTATTCGTCAGGCGTACCCTGTACCAACAGACACAGGTATCCCTAGATATTACGCTTTGTTTGGCCCTGCTGTATCGGGTAGCACTATTTCAGACGAGTTGTCGTTCATCCTTGGCCCCACGCCAGACTCAACATACAGTGTGGAACTGCACTATTACTACTACCCCGAGTCAATTACGGTTGCGGCAGATGGCCAGACATGGTTGGGTGATAACTTTGACACGGTACTGTTGTACGCATCTTTGGTTGAGGCTTACACCTACATGAAGGGTGAGGCCGATATGATGACGCTGTACAACCAGAAGTTCATGGAAGCGCTTGCATTGGCTAAACGTCTGGGTGATGGTATGGAGCGTCAAGACGCTTACCGTTCTGGTCAATTCCGTCAGAGAGTGACCTGATATGTCGATTATCCAAACCCAGACCACATCGTTTAAGGCAGAGCTTTATCAAGGCATACACGACTTGACGACCGACGTTATCAAGATTGCTTTGTACACGGCTAACGCTAATCTGAACGAAGACACAACGGTGTACAGCACGACTGATGAAGTGGCGGCTACAGGCACGTACGCTGCTGGCGGGGCACAGTTAACACCCATCACGGTGTCGTCTTCTGGATACACTGCCTATGTTGGTTTCCCAAATATATCTTGGACAGGTGCAATCACCGCAAGATGTGCGTTGATTTACAACGTTACCCAAGGTAACAAATCCATAGCTGTGTTGGACTTTGGTTCTGACAAAACATCCACCACTACGTTTACCATCACAATGCCGACTAACGGCCCAACCACTTCGTTAATTCGTTCTTCCAACTAGGAGTCATCATGACCATTGACAAAATTTCAGCCGCAGATAAATGCGAAGCATCTTGCAGCTACAACACCGCCCCTTCTGATACAGCGACCATTGAAGGCCGCTACGTTGCCGTTTGCTATGATAAAGATGGCAACGTAAAGTGGGAAGACACTATTGAGAACTTGGTCACAACTGTGGGCAAGAACCTGACGCTGGACACCATCCTTGGTAACTCAGCCGCTGGCGCAGTGGTTATGGGGCTTAAAGGTGTAGGCACAGCGGCTATTACTGATACACAAGCGTTACATCCAACGTGGAACGAGGTTGGTTTGGCTTTTAACCCAACATATTCTGGCAACCGCAAGACTCCAGTATTTAGCGCTGCGGCCTTTGTATCCGGCACAACTTGCACAAAGTCTACTTCTGCGGCTTCGTCCTACGCTATTACCTCAACAGGTACTGTAGCAGGATGCTTTATTAACATTGGTGGTTCTGCAACAATTGATAACACCACAGGAACATTGTTCTCTGCCGGTGACTTTAGTAGCTCTAAAGCAGTTGTTTCAGGCGACACCATTGCGGTTTCATACTCTTGCTCATTGACCTAAAATGGCTTTGGCATGGGGCGACGGCGCTTGGGGGGCTGCGGGTTGGGGCGGCGTTACTGCCTTTGCCGACAGCGTCTCCGAGTCCGTTGCCACAGCTACATCTGAAGTAACTGAGCACACAATTTCCGTCAGCGTTGCGGAATCGATTTCTACAGTTGGCACTTGGGGTGAAGGGGCTTGGGGTGATTTAAGCTGGGGCGGCTATGGTTCTATATCTGATTCTCAGACAGTTCAGGCTACCTTTGCTTTTGCAGTTACTGATACGGCGGCTATTAGCGAGACAAATGAGGCGGTTACAGGGTATACGGAAACCGTAACTGATACGTCAGCCACGAGTACGGCAGAGACGGTAGCAGCAACTTTTGCGCTATTGGTTAATGAGTCAGCGGCTACGTCTACTGAAGAGTTGGTGGCAGCAACGTTTGCAAGGGCTGTAGATGAGTCAGCGGCTACCTCGACAGAACAGTTTGTTGGAACGTTCTTTAACGCTGATGTTGCTGAAACTGCGGCAAGTTCTACGGCAGAGACTGCGGCGACGGATTATTTTGGGCTTGCTGTAAATGAAACAACGGCGACTTCTACGGATGAGGCAGTAGCGGCAACGTTTGCCAAGTTCTTGGATGAATTGATTGGGGCTGCGACAACTACGGAATCAGCGGCTACAACTTATGTATCGACTGTAACGGACACAATGGCTATTACTTCCAGTGAATCGGTAAGAAAAACTTGGGAAATAATTGATGACACACAAGACGCAAACTGGCAGAATATCGGAAATACCCAAACTGCTGGTTGGACAAACATTGCAACCACACCCTAGGAGCATTTAAATGGCAGCAGAAACAGGACAACTACAGCTACTTACCCCCACGCAGGGTACGCTTTCTGGTACGTGGGGCGATACAGTAAACAACGGTATTACTGAATACGTCAATATTGCTATTGCGGGTACGCTGTCTTTTGCAGATGACGGCGCAATAACTCTAGCAAACACTATTGGTAGCGCCTCTGCTTCAAATATTGGTAGTACAACAGCTCAATACGCAGTTATTCGTATCACCGGTACGCAGTCAGTAGTTAAAGTTATCACAGGCCCCAGCTACAGCAAACTGTACATGGTGGATCACGCGGGTGCTACAAGCGCGGTAACATTCAAAGCCTCCGGCCAGACAGGTGTGTCAATCGCAGTCGGTGAAAAGTGCTTTGTTTATTACAACGGCACAGACTACGTCAAGGTGTCTTCTAGTGCAGTGTCCGGTATTGTTGGCCCAGCCAACGGCGGCACAGGCGTTGCAAACAACGCAGCCAGCACACTTACAATTTCAGGTAACTATGCTACAACGCTAACCCTTACCGGCGCAACTTCAGTCACGATGCCGACATCGGGCACTATTGCTACAAAAGGAAATGCAATAGCTTTTTCAATCGTATTTGGACTTTAAGGACTTAACATGACCACAGTTAACATTGCCGCCGCCTCAAGCATCATTGGCACAACTACTTATCTAACACCATCAGCGACCACGGCTGTTGTTTTGCTTAACAACACAGCAACATCTGCGGCTGTTTACAAGATCAATCAGATTGTTGCCGCTAATGTGAATGGTACAAGCGCTGTGGATACCACGGTGTCTATTTATTCAAATGGTGCGGTAGCCCAAGGCTCTGCGCCTAGCGGCGGTACAGCGTACCCGATTGCTTCTACCGTTTCTGTGCCACCTGACGCTTCGTTAATTGTTGCGGATAAAACCACGGCGATTTACTTGATGGAAGGTCAATCCATTACGGTGACATCTGGCACAGCCAGCGGCATTGCTTACACAATCTCATACGAAGTTATTTCTTGATCGGAGGCAATCATGTCTCTTAGTAAAGTTGGCGGGATTCTCTCAGCCGGTTTAAACGGCATTAACTTCCCTGTCAAAGAGGTGGAATACCTTGTCGTGGCTGGCGGGGGCGGTGGTGGTTCAAAATTTGGTGGAGGCGGGGGTGCGGGTGGTTTATTAACTGCCACAGGATTTGCCGTCACAATTGGCTCTGCAATTACTGTAACTGTTGGTGGTGGAGGCGCTGGTGGTGTCTCTAACAACAAAGGCTCTAATGGCGTAAATTCAAGTATTGCTGGCGGTTCAACTATTACATCTACAGGTGGTGGTGCTGGCGGTTCAGAAAATGCACCTACTGGTAATACGGGTGGCTCTGGTGGTGGCGGTTCAGAAAACAATACCGCAGGCTCTGGAACATCTGGTCAAGGCAACAGCGGTGCGGCAGGTTTTAGTGGAAGCGCATCTGTTGCAGTTGGTGGTGGCGGTGGTGGTGCAGGAAGTGTTGGAATAGCTGGCGCAAGTGCTTTGGCGGGAAATGGTGGTACAGGGCTAGTTTCTTCTATTTCAGGCTCTGCTATTCAATATGCAGGTGGTGGCGGGGCCGCTAATGGCACAACAGGCGTAAGCGGAATTGGTGGCGGTGGCGGTGGTGGAAATGGGGTTGGAAATACTCTATCTGGATTTACAGGTTTTGCCAATACTGGCGGTGGTGGTG